TTTTGTATCCGTTAATATTCTCAAGATCCTCGCATCCATCATATCCTTGGGATATTTGGTATTCATACGCTGTCATTGGAGCAGCTTTTACAATTTGTGTTGTTATATACATATATCTATTGATTGTTTGGTTTGACGTATTGAATATCGATAAACCACTCTTGCTCAAGTTCTTCCTCTAAACCGACAACTCTCACGATATAACCTCTTGATTTCCTTGCTGGGCTGTTTAATACTTGGGTTATAACTCCTAATCTTCCGGACAGGAACCTTAAGTTCTTATCCGGAATCTCATCAATGACTACTACATCGTTTACTTTTAAATCCATTTCTAGTTATTTTTGTTTTATTGAAAAATTTGTTGTACTCTTTTATCCTTCTATTTTTGATCGATGGAACTATCTTGCCGTTAGCCTTGCAAAAGCTAACATAGTTCTTATAGATCGATCTGTTACCGGATCTTATCTTTTTTACCATTTCAGATCTTATGACATTTCCTTCTCCCACGTTATAAGCCAGTATTCCTAGAAGTAAGGAGTCCTTTCCAAATTCCTTGAATACTGAACATTTTTGTTTGAGATCTTTTATCACAAGTTCCCTTGCGAAAGAGCGGGAGATATTATGATTAAATCTATCCTTTTTGGTTAGTTTGTGGCCATATCCCACAAAAGGGTGATGATCCTTATCATGCCATCCCTCATGATTGATGATGAACTCTACGGCATCGTTGAATAGATCTTTCTCAGTATAATAATATATATGATTGTATTCGCTTTTTGAACTTGATATGGATAATGATAATAATAATGCAGCGAATAAAAAACGTCTTATTATGATATTAAGTATTAATATTATTGATAATATATAAGCTGTTTGAGCGTGGAATATGCTCTCATTTGAATAATACAAAAGTATAAAATAAAAAAAGAACTACCAAATATTGATAGCTCTTTTTGATGAATTATTTTTCTCTTAATATAGATTTAATATCATTTCTTATTTCCTTGATATCATCCCGTATAGCGGTCATTTGAATCATTGTTGCCTCGAACACTGATTTGTCCAATTTTATTGCGTCTATCTTCTTGTACTGGTCATCTATCTTTATCTCTAATGTGTTGTATTTATGATCGAGCGCTTGAAGCTTACTCATGTTTTCAATATGCTGGATATATAGCGTTATAAGGAAACATATGATAGTTACGACCAGACGAAGGTTATTCATTATGAAATTTTTCATGTAGGCATAATTATTGTAGGAGTTGTTGATATAATGATTTGCATGGCTTCTGAAAATGCTTTTACTAGGGGGATCGCTGTATCTGAGTTCCATATGCCATAGATTATTAAAAGTACGACTATTAATATATAGAAACCTCGTTCGACCTGCTTAGGTGTTGGTTTATACATTCTTGTTAGGAACTATTACATTAAACGTTACGTTATTCTCTCCATTTATGGTTACGCCACTCTCATTTCCAGCCTTGAATCCGTATATATCCGCAATAGCTTTAGCGGCATTAACCGATACCGCTCGTAACGGGGCAGGTGATAGGGAAATACCCCATTTGTCTTTATATTTCGCTTCCCTAGTCTCATCCATGATAGCGAACAATGTCTCAAGCACCCTTACTTTTGCGTAGGACTCATTCTCCATCTTGTTTGTCATGATATCCTTGATTCTGGAGGTTACGGCTGGAGAGGCTAACAATTTATTAGACTCAATCATTAACTTATTATTCTCTTTATCTCCAAATACTTGCCTGTATGTCTCTACTTGGTTTCCTGCGAATCTTTTCCCTCCGTTACAGAATAGTTGACAAAACAATTCCTCTTTCTCTGTTAACATGACTTGCGGGTCTATTGGGACAAACTCAGACTTTATTTGTTGCTGTAATACCTTGTTGTTTTGGATGGTCGGTATTCGTATCGTTTCTCTATTATTGCTCATCCTTTTATGTTTTGGTTTTATTTAAATAAAAAGGGAGATAGTCGCTATGTTACCTCCCTTTAAAAAGAATAGAAATATATACTATTTATTGTTTTTTGTTCTTCTTGCTTTCTATAAGCAATTGTTCACATAAAGCCTTGAAAAACACGTTTGATAGAGCCGCACAAGCGTTTTCTGCGTCCTCCAAGGAATTGATCTTATCCATATTGAATCTCGTATTGAGGTCATATCCCGATATCTCCACCAGCATCTCTTCATTATCCCCCGATACCCCGTAGCACATCTTGTCCGAATGCGCATTAAATGTCACTTGTTCTTCCATCATATCTTAAAATGTACCCTTGTTTTTTCCGCTTGCTTAATCAATCCTGAATCATCTCCTTTCGACCCACATCTCATTCTGTTAGAGAATATGGTAAACAATCCATTGGTAGCCTCGACATCAGCCATGGAGGAATGAGCGTCAACCAATTCTATTCCCATCATCTCTGTCAAGCTCCCTAGCTTATAAGTCGTAACCTCTGGATCGTCAGCGAAAGCCATCCTGCTAAGAGTCATGGTATCTATCATCTGAGGGTGGAAGTTACCAAAGATATCCTCAGTGCCGTTGAACACGTCAGAAAACTCTTTCATCTTTCCGGTATAGATAAAAAAATGAAAGAGGAAATTCAAGTCAAACGGTATATTATGACCTACTAGGATAGGCTTGTAAGCCTTTGATGTCCCTAACGTACATTTCTTAATAAAACTAATAAAGCTATCGGCTACCTCATTTATGTCCTTCCCATTCTTATTTAGAAAATCGACTGACAACCCAGTTACCTTCAATGCTTGTGGGTTGTACTCGAAATAGGCGCTTTCCTCTTTCTCGATCTCTCTTTTCTTCCTGAGGGTTTTGTTGGTATTGATATAGAAGTCCCCTTTAGGATATGGTTTGATATACTCATCGAATACGCCGATTATCTCATAGTTATCCAATCTCACCATCTGGCATGATAGTTGGGTAATGGCGCATTTACTTGCGTCTAGCCCGCCTGTTTCCGTATCTAGTACACATGCGGTGTATATCTGCTGTTTGTTTTTCGCTGTTGCCATCTATCTCGTAATATTTTTGGTTATTTTTGTTTGACATTACCTTGATGATATTTTCCTCGAAATCACCAAGAGTTCCATTGTTATCTATAATCACATCGTAATATTCCGGTGGAAGAGTATATCTTTTCTTATCCCTATGCAGACGCTCTATGCTAACGCCACTTAGCTTTCTGTTCTCCAGACTTCTTTCCACATAGATAGCGATAATGATGTACAAATGTGAGAAGTGAAGGGTTATATATTCTAACCCGACTTCATCTATCACATAAGAACAGATCGGTTTATCTTTGATATCGCTGTGAAGGGCGCAATACTCATGATCTCCATATTGGGTGTACGCCAATATATTATCCGCTTTTTTTTCTTTCTCTATAACTTGTTTTGATACGAATTTGTGGTCTACGCCGTCTACCTCGTTTCGCCTTTTGGGTCTCGTTGTCATTGATACCACCATGGGTATTCCGAAACCCTCATATAAAAATTTACTCATATGTGTCTTGCCGCTTCCGGACGCTCCGACAATACAGATGACAATTGGTTTCATTCGTTAAGTACTGAAAAGCTTACTGTATCACCCGATATCTTGTTTTTCAACGTAACCATTGCCGTGTAATCTTGATAGATATGCTTGAGGCTTGCGTTCACGATCTTTGTAGCGTCCTTGCTTTGGTTAAAGGCTCTTATTACTCGATCTTTAGCTACAGCGTCCTCTTCTTCACGGCTTAATGTCAACCTGTACGTTGATTGGGAGTCAACACTGTACTTGTAAGGGTTATGGGTATCATACCCTCTCATGCTTAACACGACCAATAGATCATCCTCGGACAATCTCATTCTTCTCTTGTTTTTCGACATACTTTAAATAATTTCTAAAATTGAACCTTTGTAATCTTGTAATCCGTTTTGATTGGAGAAATTACTCCATTTTACCATACAACTCATAAGAAGGATGTGGTCCTTTGCGTTTATAAGTTGTGACTTCATTGTCTCATAGTTTTCTGGCCATACTATCAGCTCTATTGTCTCCGTGTTCTGTTGGAGCGTCAGTACACCGAAGTTCTTTTTCTTCTTTTCTTTATCCTCGAAACTCTTTTCCTTGAATTCTACTACCGTTGCGCAAATAGCCGCTTTCTTACCGTCCATATCGGGCTGGAAGCAACGTCCGATATCCTTATAACTCGCTCTCCTTAGCTTTGTCTTGAACTCAGAGTTATCGAATACCCTTCTATAGTCAACACTACCTATACCACTGATAGAGATTTGTAACATTGACCAGAAATAATGTTGTGATATCTTTTCTGGTGGAAAATCTGTCTCTGAGATTTCGAATCCTAGTATACCAGCCGCTTTCTCCAAGGCAGCGTATCGTTCCAGCACCGATAAAATCCCCTCTACCTTGTCAAAGCAACCCGCTAGGATCAAGTTCTTGACTTGTCTTGAGTTTACCGGGCACCTCTCTTCTCCGGGTAATTTCAATAGCTTTTTTCGAAAAATACGTTTGCAGAAATCCTCAATTGAAGAGTATGGGCCATTCTTCTCTCTTTCGTTAACTATCAAGTTTACGCTTTCTGTCCCGACAAACTTGATCCTTGATAATGACCAATAGATCTCGTTTTTCTTGTAATCGGTCTCAAATTCCACCCCGGAAACGTTGATATCTGGATGAACGATCTTACAGGATGAAGCTTGCTCCATCTCGGCCATCAATGAGGAAATGTTCTCATCTTTGGCGTATTCCAGAGCTACAGTATAAAATGCTGTTGGGTAATTGGCTTTGTACCAAGCTCCTAGATAGGCTGTTAGGGCGTATGCCGTAGCGTGGGAATTACATGTTACCACTCCGTTGTCTGTACAGAAAGTATGGTATGGATCAGTCATCTCAACATCATATACATCATCATACCCAATACTTTCTATAGATATGACTTTTCTCAATTCCGTATAAAGACCTCTTTCTCCCATTTTTGTTCTTCCCATTTCGTAATGAGCTTTCTTATGACACGATGGACATAATGTTATCAAATTATCAAAATCGGAATTTGAGTGATTCTTGTCTTTATGGTGAACTTCTAGACGAGAATGTGTTTTCCCACAATTTTCACAATAACTTTTTTTCAAGAACCTTTGATAATAATCCAATTTTACGTAATTGGATTCTGGTTTTTCTGTAAAGCCCATATAACCACGTTGTGAATTTAATTCGTACTTGACAACATTTTTATTGCTGTGATACTCCTCATTGTTAAGCTCTCCCTTATCCGTAAATCGATAAGACGTATCTTGCTTGATATGTCCAACATTGATATACATTCGATCTTCTCCGGGTTTCAATTCATCGGTTCTTTTTAAGCCATCTGGAGTTGGATGTTTATGATTAGATGTTACATCAATTGTTTTGCCATCACTTAACGTGATTCTGAGTAATTCACGCTTGCCCATATACCTAATATCAACGATTCTATTTTTGCGTAATCTTTTATCGTCACCAAGTGAAAACCCAATACCATAACCTTCTCTATTGTATTTATCATTTAATGCGTCATGACCAGTAGCAATTGCGTAATTTTTATCGTTCTTAATTCTGTACATTTCACCTATTGTAGGCTTCCATTTTCCACCGTGAGGCCGATATATCATCTCTTTTCCTGAAATACACTTATTGAATAGATACGTACCAGCACTCTCGAACATGTGCCAAATAGCTTGTGCGTCTTCGTCAGGACATCCTTTTGCCTTGGCTCCAGCGATGAATTTATCTTTCATGGCAAGGATCTTTTCGATCTTCTTCTTGCTAATGAATTTGACAAGATGAACTCCTTCTGCTAGTGTAAAACCACCAATTTCACGAGCCATTCTAGCTAGATCCTCTTGGTAGCATAACTGAGCAAATGTTTCCTTTAGGATATCATGTGTTCCCCACAAATAAAC